GTGCAGGTGCTTCGCCAAGGCCTGCGAGCTGACGTGCTTGCCGGTGCTCTTGCCGGCAAAAACATGGCCGCTACGTGGCCTCGGGCTGAGCGCCTGCTCTCTGGCTATCAGCTCCTTCATGAAAGTCGTGATGGGAACGCGAAATGGTCGGCGCTTCTTCATGTGCTCGGCTGGTATGTGGATCGCGTCTTCTGTGACCCACGACTTCTCGAGCGAAACATTCTCGCCCGGTCGAAGCATTGAGCAAAGCGAGAAGAGGAAGAACACGCGCATGCGCTCCGGCGCTTCTTTCATAACCGCCATCACGGTAGGCAACTCTCGCCAGTCGACAGACGGCATCGGCTTGACATGCGGAGGGGCGAAAACTTTTGACACACGAGCAAGCGGGTTGTGCTCGATGTAGCCCGCGCAGACGGCGAGGTCAAGGATCTCGCGAAGTCGCATGAGCACTCGCTTGAGCGTCGCTTGCTTCCCGTCTTTCTCGATCGGCTGCACGGTGCGGATGACGAGTGGGGCGGTGATCTCGTCGAGCTGACGATTGCCGATCGGGCCGATGATGTAACGCTCAAGGCGACGGCGTTCGTCCTGGTAGCTCACGATCTGGGGCTTTTTGAGGCGGCACCGGAGACGAAAAGCGTCTTTCAGTACATAGCCCTTCGGTGGCTCAAGCCCGATGTCCTTTCGCAGGCGTCGGGCTTTTTGTCGTGCCTGCGCGAGATTCATGTCTGGGTACTCGCCGAGCTTTTTGTCTGCGACGCGGCCTGAGCATGACGTGCGCAGATACCAGATCTTTTTGCCGGACGGCATGACTCGCAAAGTCAGCCCGTTGCCGTCGGCGACTGAAAACCTTTTTTCACGCGGCTCTAATGCCGCAATTTTTTTAGGAGTCAGCATGACTACTTCCTTCAAGAAAGCGTACAAGTTCGACGCTTCTGGTTTCTTCGAGCACGAGCTGACCGTCCAAGTGATGGACGGTCAGCTCGTGCCGCCGTCCTGCACTCTCATCGCGCCTTTTGGCGATGAAGGCGAGGATGGCTCGAAGTTTTATCGCTTCACTGGCGATGCGTGGGCTGCTGAGCTAAAGCCGACGTGCGCTGCAGATCTCGTCGGTGTGGTGGTTTCTCATCATTCCCAGACGCCGCACGACATCGAAATGCGCTCGCTCATCCAGAAGTTTGCGCAGGAAGAGGGTTATCGCGAAAAGCGCGGCGAAGATCTTTCTTGGTCTGTCGAGAAGATTCCCGAAAAGACGCCCGAAGAGAAGCTTGCTGAAACTGAAGAAGAGGTTCGATCTAAGCGTGATCGCCTGATCGCGGATACGGACTACTTGCTGATGAATGACTATCCGGTCTCTAGTGAAGATCTTGAGTCTGTCAAGGCGTATCGCACTGCACTTCGCGATGTGCCTCAGCAGGAAGGGTTCCCTTACGAAGTGGTGTGGCCGGAGGTTCCGGCTGCTCTTGTTCGAGCCCGGTGAAAGGGGAAACATTGAAAAGTTGAGATGCCGCCTTCGGGCGGTTTTTTCATATGTGGGATTTGATTGTCAAGGCGATGAAAGATGCGCTCAAGGAAAAGGTGACTGAAATGACGAAAGAAGAAGTGAAGGAGTGGCTCGATAAGATCGGGGTCAAGGTCGAGCAAGTGACGGACGATCTCATCGCCAAGGTGGAGGCCCGGAAGGCTCTGCTTGATGCGGAGACACGTCGGAAGACACGCCTCTTCTGGGGGCCGGTTGGTTTTTTGGTTGGCGCGGTCGCCGGCTATGTCTGCGCGGCCTTTTTCTGAGAACTGCGGGGTCCTCTTTCTTTGAGCTTCGCGTCCCTAAACCAACGTCAACTCCCCCAAGGATATCCCTCGGGGGAGTTTTTTGTGCGCGTGTGCTTGAAGTCTCGTTCGAGACTCAAGGCATGCGGGAGGTTGCATGCCATACAGAGATTTGAGTGACGGGCAGATTCTGGCCGCTGCAAGTGGTTTTGCGGCGATCTGCGGTTGGCTTTCGTACCTGCTGAAGGTACAGGAAGGAAAGGCTTTCACATGGCGAGAGTTTTTGCTTCATGGAGCGATCAGTGCTGTATGCGGGCTGATCAGCTACGAGGTGCTTTTTTACGAAGGGTTTCCGCCGCAGTTGTGTGGGGCCTTGAGCGGCATGGCTGGGTGGGGCGGCACGCGGGTGATCCGTCTTCTTGAGGTCGTTCTGCAGAAGCGCCTTGGTCTGGATAAGGAGGATTTGAAGTGAAGAATTTTGGCGAGTATTCGGCGGAAGTCGCGATGGACTTCATCGAGGCTTGGGAGGGCTGCCGCCTGCAGGCGTACAAGTGCCCCGCCGACATTTGGACAATCGGCGTCGGTCACACGAAGGACGTGACGGAGCATGACGAGATCACCTACGAGCAGAGCCGTGAGCTCCTGCGCAAGGACATCGAGGCCGTGGTCAAGGCCCTTGCGCCGTTCGTGAATGTGCACGTGACTGAGGGCCAGTACGTCGCGCTCGTTAGCCTTGCGTTCAACGTGGGCGCGTCCTACGTCGTGCACAACTGCCCGAGGCTCATGAGGGCCCTCAATGCAGGCGACGTCGAGCAGGCCGCGCATCAGTTCCTCGACATCACGAAGGCGGGCGGCAAGGAGCTTCCGGGGCTCGTCCGCCGCCGCAAGTCCGAAGCGAAGCTTTTCCTTGGGGAGGACTGAGATGGTCTACTTGCGTTGGCTTCTTTCGATGCCTCTGAGCTACCTGATGCTTCTCGTCGGCTTGATCCTCGCGCCCGTTCTTCCGTTCTTCGTGGACAAGGAAACGCACCGTCTGCCGAAATGGCTCGATTGGTTCGCCACTGACGACAACGACGCAGACGGCGACGAGGGCCACTGGCAACGATGGCCGGGGACGGATGCCTGGGCGACGTACAAACGTCGAGTCGCGTGGATGTGGCGCAATACATGCTACGGCTTCGACATCAACATTCTCGGGGTCGAGGTGCGCTCGAGCGACTCGTGGGAGGTGACTGGCGATGAGAATGCCTCCGACACGAACGGCGTGTCAGGCACGTGCCGCAGGCGTTGCCGCCGCGATGGGAAGCTCATCGCGTTCCAGCTGTACTACATCAAGCACTACAGGTTGCTCGGCAGGCCGTGCTGTGTGCGGATCAACGTGGGTTGGAAGCTGTGGGGATCCCGAGACAAGAAGGCACAGTACGTCGGTATCTACCTGAATCCCGTGAAGGGATGGAAGCTGTGAGCTAGACGCCACAGAAATGAAAAGCCGCTCAGGGGCGGAATCCTGAACGGCTCGTAAGACCCAAAACGCGAAAGGTGTCTATGGGAGATATTTTACCAAATTTGATAGCCGCACTGCGGCTTGGAGAGCTGATGATGGAAGAGGAACTGACGTGGCAGGCTGTCGGGATGTACGTCGTTTTCTTGGCGCTCGGGGGCGTAGCGATTGCGTGGGGAATGGCGAAGGCAGTCAAGGCGTGGCGTGACGCGTTGAAATGATGAGGAAACGAGATGGCTTCTTGGATGAAGGCGGCGGGTTCTGTAGCCGCAGGCGTCGGGATCTTCGTCGCGGGCTACCAGTATGCCGCCGCCCTGTACGGGCAGGACATCGCTGAACTGCGCGAGGACTACGCCACTCGTGCGCAGGCCCTTGAGGCCAAGTATCGTGAGAAGGAGAGAACCTATGCACAGAGCCTGGTTGAAGCGTGGGAGGTGCGCGATGCCGCACTGGCTCGCGCTAGTGACTTGTCTGGCGACCTTGACAGGGTGCGCCGTGAGGCCGTCGCGGCCCGCAGTCGACTGTCCGCAGTCACCGCAGGTTCCTGCGGCGCTGAAAGAGAGCAGCTTGCCCGATGCGCAGACCTTGTCGAGCGAGGCGCAGAGCTGGTTCGACGAGGTGTCGACCTTTCTGAGCGGACTGCGATAGACAAGGACGCTCTGACAAAGATCGTCAGTCAGTGACGAAGCTGTAGACGAATTTGGCCGAAAACTTAGACGAAGGGGTGGCGTCAAAATGGGTCGAAATTGCCTTGTAATCATTCCGCCCCAACGGTTTGAGGATGGCGCCTATAAAAACTTAGTTAGACGAACCTTTAGCCGAAGACCAAGTTACCAACGCTGGTAAAATGGTCGTAACAACACCGCGCAAGCCTAGGTAATTATGTAGAAGTCTACATAATTAAAATGCTCACTCCGCGCGGTTTCCTATACGGGCTACGATAGTACCTGCGCTCGACCATGAAGAGCGCCGAGAAATCCTGCCCATGAAAAAGCCCCACTTACTATTGATCGGTAGGTGGGGCATTTTTTATGGCGCCATTATTGAGATATCGTATTGGTTAATCTCAAGATGACATTTGATAACCGCTTAAATTGAGTGTCAAAGGCATTTCGACTTTCTTGCATTGTTTGCAAGGCAAAACCGAATTGCTTGGCATCAATGAGGTCTTGGTCAGTTAAAGCAAAAATAGGCTTCGATAGGTTTTGGCTAATCGCTATGAGAGAATTAAAATCGGCTATGTGGGACAGGTCGTATGCTTGTAGTTGCTCGCCATTTCTATCGGGGTAGTTTGACAAAATCTTCTGAACACTTTCCTTATCTAGGTCACAGCCAATCTGTTGCAATGCCGGCAAAAGAAGGGTGTCTACAGAAGATCTAATTTTTGAAATCCAACGTTCGAAAGACTTTGCGGGTTCTTGTTTGCGAATCCTGTAGCGTTGTTGAATTGTTCCAAGAAAAATAGGACGGTTTGTGAGAGCCGAACTCGATCTTGAGGGCATAGTTTGTTTGAAAGCATTGATTTCACGATGCCAGTTTTGAAGGTGTTCGGTTAGCGAAGAAATGGCTTGCCAACAGAAAAAATCCGGTGAAGTAGGAACGATAAAATAGTCACTTGACATGAGCATTACTTCGTTAAGACCGCCAACGTTGGGACTCATATCAAATAGAACAAAATCGAAGCCTTCCCTTTCTGCGAGGTCGCGAATAAATCTTGGCAATGCACCGGGTAAGTTTCTGGTTGCGGGAACGCCGACGGCGATTTTGAGGGCAATGCTAATCTGAGAGTCCATGTCTGAAATATTCAGACTTCCTGGCAACAGAAATAAATTCGGGTTCTGTGTCTGGAATAGGTTTCCAGATTCGTTGGATAGAATGCTATCGGAAGAAATGCCATCAATTAACTGTGAAACAACAGTCTTTAATGTGAGGTTAGTTCGGCTTTCATAAAAGCGGTCTAACCCTTCGTCAATTTTAGAGTACCCTAAAATGATTCCTGTAAGGTTGCATTGAGAGTCTAGATCGACAAGGAGAACTTTGTAGCCGGCGTCCGCTAACGCCCAACCTAAATTGAAGGTTGTCGTTGTTTTGCTGACCCCGCCTTTATGATTGAAGAGGGAAATTGTCGTGGCCAT